AACTGAAAATTATACTAAAAACTTATTTGATAACTCAGTCATAATAATTGATGAAGCACATAATTTAATTAGTCGAATTGTAAATAAATTACAAAAAGAGAAAGATATTCAAGTTTCTAATAGAGGAGAAAAAGAACATCAATCCAAATTCTTATCAATCAAATTATATGAATACTTAATGAGTTCTGTTAACTCACGCATAATTTTACTTACTGGAACACCAGTTATAAATTACCCAAATGAATTTGGTATTTTGTTTAATGTTTTACGTGGATATATTAAAACGTGGGAGTTTCCATTACAGATTAATACATCTAAAAAAATAGATAAATTTTTTTTTGAAGACTTATTTTTAAAGGAAAAAACATTAGATTATATTGATTACTCACCATCAAGTAAAATGTTAACAATCACCAGAAATCCATTTGGATTTAAAAACGTAAATAATAAATCAGGATATCACGGAGTTACTCACGAGAAAAAAAACGAACAAGGTGAATTAGTTTTAAATAATGATTTTATTAGTGATAATGATTTTGAAAGGAAAATCATAAGCATTTTGAAACAAAACGATATCGAGATACTTTCTCAAGGAATTAAAATTAAAAATTTTAAAGCACTACCAGATAAATTAGACTTATTTTCTGGTGAATATATTGATGACGCTACAAAAGAATTAAAAAACGTGGATGGTTTAAAAAGAAGAATTCTTGGATTATCTTCTTATTTTCGTAGTGCACAAGAAGATTTATTACCCAAATTTACAAAAACATTGTCGTTAGATTATTTTATTGTTAATATTGAAATGAGCGACTTTCAATTTAAAATTTACGAAAAAGCACGAGTTGAAGAAAGGAAAACAGAAAAACCCAAAAAAGGTAAAGGATCTTCTATTTATGAAGAAGCCGCGTCAACATATCGAATATTTTCACGATTATATTGTAATTATGTAATGCCAAATCGACCTCTTCCAAGAGGAAATAAAGATGTAAAAGGCGACGAAGAATCTGATGACTATTCAAATATGGTTGATATTTTAAAAGAAACCAAAAAAATAGAAACTAATATAGATGTTACCAATTTATATGAAGGAGAGGTTGAAGGTGATGAACTTATTAATAATTTAGCAGATGTCACTTATGCTTCACGAATAGAAGAAAAAATACAATATATCAAAAATAATCCTAATGATTTTTTATCTCCTAAAGCACTTGAAACATATAGTCCAAAATTTTTAAATATGTTGGAAAATATCCAAGACCCAGATTATATCGGATTACATTTAGTATATAGTCAATTTAGAACACTAGAAGGGGTTGGATTATTTAGTTTAGTATTGGAAGCAAACGGATTTAACCGATTTAAAATAAAAAAAACAAGTTCAGATACATGGGAACTAGACCTTACAGATGATGAATTAACAAAACCAACGTATGCTTTATATACAGGAACCGAAACTATTGAAGAAAAAGAAATAATTCGAAATATTTATAATAGTTCATGGGATGATGTTCCAACAAATATTTCAAATAAATTAAAAGAGATTTCGAAAAATAATATGTATGGCGAAATAATTAAAGTATTAATGATTACTTCATCTGGGTCAGAAGGTATTAATTTAAGAAATACGAGATATGTTCACATTATGGAACCATATTGGCATCCAGTTAGAACTGAACAAGTTATTGGACGCGCAAGGCGAATCTGTAGTCATACAGATTTACCAAAGGAATTACAAACCGTTGTAGTATTTATTTATTTAATGATTTTTTCTGAAAAACAACTAAAAAGTGATGATGCTATTGAACTTAAAAACAAGGATTTAAGTAAACGACTACCTCACGTACCTATTTCAAGTGACCAAATGTTATTTGAAACATCAACCATAAAAGAAAAATTAAGCAATCAATTAACTAAAATAATTAAAGAAACATCTTTTGATTGTTCAATTTATCCTCACGGTAAAGAAAAAATAGCTTGTATGAATTTCGCAGACCCGACCAGTTCTAAATTTTCATATATACCTGATTATTCAAAACAACAAAGTGATAATACATTAAGAACAAATAAAAGGACTTTTGAATGGACAGGTAAATCAATAACAATTAATGGTGTTGAATATGTTTATCGTAAAATAAATAAAAATTTATTAAATATATATGATTTAGCAAGTTATAAAGAAGCATTAGAAAATCCGGGTGTTAATCCAATCCAAATAGGAACATATGAAATAAACGATAATGGAACAGAAGTATTTAAACAAATTGTAAATTAATTTGTGTGTGTATCCATAAATTTTATCATCATATTTGTCAAAATATCTATTTTATTATTTATAATTTTAAATTTTTCTTCGATCGTTATTAATTCAACAGTATTTTGAGGTTCTCCAATAATAGGTGCGTCACTTTCATTCGTTTTTATTTTTTTTAGTTTTGAAAATATGTTTTCTGAAGTAACATTAATAGGCTCTTTATTATAATGAAGTAAGTTATCATCCACATAATTTATACTGTTTGTACCCCATGATATGCGTTTATTAACATCTCTAAATTCTTGAGTATTGAGAGTAGATGTTATTTTGTTGGGTAATTCTATTATGTTATTTCTTATTATTGAACTTTCTAGTTCTTTGTTGTCAATTTTAATATATTTTATTTCATTGGTTTTATTTTGTACTTCCTTTTCTTTTTTAATTGATGTTTCCTGAGGTTTTAAAAATGAAGAAGGATTTGCTCCTTTATTAAATTGTTCAGTGTCAAAATTTCGTTTGGCGATTGTTTGTTTAATAATTAATTCCATGTCTTCTAAGGGTCCATCAATTGTATCGTTAAATTTTGGAGCCGTAGGAATTTTAATTGTATTATGATTGTCAAAATCATTCTTTTGTTTAATGAATTCTTTGTCAAACTTATTTATTCTTTCCGTTTGTAAATCTTCAAATGTAATTATTTCTTTTTCTTTCTCTTTTTCTTTTTCTTTCTCTGAATCTTTAATAATTTCACTTTTGATTTTATTAATAATAACAGAAATAAACATTTTATTAAGAGACATTAAATTTGGCGATGTGTCTTTTTCTTTATGATAAAACCCATTTATAATTGAATTGAATATTTCTTTTATTTTATCAATATAAATAACATTTTTTTGTACTATATCAGTATCAACTATTATTTCCCAAAGTAATTCAACATTACTATTTAGTATAAAATCGGATTTATTCATATGTATCTATTAAATAATATTTTATATGCTTTTAAACAATTATAAATTATCGTTAAAATATAATTTTCGGAATTTCTGCATATATTTATCTTTTAAAACATGATTTTTTAAATAATATCCAGTTACGGTATCTTCTAACATATGAACTATAAAATAAATAGAATAAACACCACATTCTGTGTTTCCATATTGGTGTTCAACAGGATAATTTTGGTCAAATATCATTTTTATGTTAAGTTGTTTACCTTGTTGTATTACCTTATCTACTAATTTTTGTATTTGAGGAGGAATCTTATTTCCTGCGCTATCAAAGAAAAATATTTTACCTTTTTTTATGTTTATAAATAATGATATCCAATGCTGTCCTGATTTATAGTGTGGGTCTGTATTAAAAATAAACCCTAATTTTGTTTTACCTCGTTTAAGTTGGTCTTCTAAATTTAAGTTACAAATATCATCCCAAACACACTTATTATCTAATAGTTTACTATCAAAATCAATTGGCGAAGGACCAAAAAACTCAAAACATTTATAAGCCTTTTCGTATTGTTTCATAACACTAGTTATATCAACACTAGATAGCCATTCATTAGGATTTGTTTTCCATTCTTTGGGAGACAACGGCGCAAATTCATCAATGAAACTTGTAATCTTATTGGATGATATAAAATTCTGTTTTAACCAACATGACTCTTTATTACAAATACCTTTCATGTATTGTCTTAAGTAATCCCAAATTTCTTTTGGGTTATTGGTATTAATCATTTTATCTGGATGTCGTATGTTCCATAATTCCTTTAATTCGATAAGTGATTTATCCGTATAACAACTAAAATTATTAATTTTATCAACATTTTTATCTTTGGGACTACATCTAAGTTTAATCATATTTTTAAGTGTGCTTTTATACTTCTGGTTTCGTCTTATCGTCCGCATTCTTTTTTTGGTCTGATATTTCATCATAAATATTATGTATATTTTTCTTTTGACGAATTCCTTTAATTCTTAAATTAGGGTCCTTTAGATTTATTTCTTTTTGAAGTGGTACAAACGGTTCATCTATTTTTTTAACAGTCTTTGTTATAAAGCCATCTAATGTATATCTATTATCCTTAATACTTTTCATCATTAAATTATTTATTTTTTTTGTTATTTCGGGTTCATTAATCATCTCACAATTTGTATTATCAATTACAATATTTTCATTAATTTCATTATAATCTTCTTGTAATATATCAGATTTATCTAAAGTTTTAAAATAATCGATACAATTTTTTACATAAATATCAAATGAGTGTTTTACATCTGAAAATGTCTCATAATCGGAATCTTGTAATAATTCTCTGGTTAATCCTAATATTCTTTTT